CCATCGCCACAGTCGCCCCAGCAACCCCCTTTGTCCCGTGCATCATCCCGTCCACAAGCCAGTTAATAGCTGTCCGGGAATCAATAGCCCCAGCAGAAATCTTGGCCCGCATTTCATCCACGCTTACGCCAGCTTGGTTTGCCAGGATTGCTACGGCGTTAATGCCCTGAGCGCCAAGTCGCTGCAGTTCCATACTAGTGATCTTGCCCTGAGCGGTTATGCGGGCAAAGATATCAGACATCTGGCCTATCTCCGCCCCTCCACCACCCATAGCAGCCACTGAGTTGGCGATTGCTTCCATGACGGGGAAAGTTTCTTTTGCGGTCATGCCGAAAGACACGAGGTTGCGGTTAGCTGTTACCAAATCAGGGAAAGCAAACGGCGTTGTCCGAGCGAAGGCCAGGATCTTATCCATGTGGGATATGGCGGCTTCCTCACTTTGGAGAAGAACCCCGAATGCCTGCTGGGCCTCCTGCTTGAATGCCTTGAATTCCACCCCGGTCTTCACCAGTCCGCCAACGAGACCCATAACCGGCGCTGTCAGGCCTATCGTCAGGCCTCTGCCTGCGGTCATGAAACTCCTGCTGATGGTATCCATCCGGTCAGAGGCAGATTTAAACTTCTTTTCCAATCTTTCGCCGGAAGCGCCAATATCATCTATGACTTTAGAAGCCAGATCAGTGGCGCGGATGATAATATCCATTACAGCCATTTGCTCACCCCTCCCTTCTCTTCTGTCGGCGCTGGCGTTCTTCTGCAATCGCTTTTAGACCATCTTTATCTTCCTTCGGTTCATTCCTTCCTCCACCATATAAAAGGCCGAGGGCTCTGGGCAAACCATAAAGCACAAAATCAGCCTGTAGTCTTGTCAATTCTCCTTGTTCTTTTACTAGGGGCAGGCCGTTTAAGTGGAGCAGGATTATCGCCTGCCCCTCGGGACTGGTCGCGAAAGGATTTCACTTTTTCTTGATCCTTTGCTGATGACTTTATTCCAGAAATCTCGTAGACCTTTTCAGCCAATTTTTCAACAATCCCTGGCGGTTGAATGCTCATAACGTCATCCACATCCCAATGTTCTCCATCACCGGTCACCAGGGAATAGGCTACAGCAGTAGCAGCGGCTTCGAATTCCTTCATTACAGTTTCCCCTAGATCCACTTCCATCAGCATGCCCGAAACAGAAGCGTTGAAATCCGGATTACCATCAACATCATACACGGGCGCTCCTGTAAGCTTGCTTCCGGATGTTTTGATCGCCTCGACCTGAGCGTATTGCCTCTCAGTCAAGGGCTTCAGGCCAATTTCACCACCTAGCTCTTCCACGTAGAGGTAATGGATCAGACTTTTACCAGCCAGAATTTCCGCCTTGGTCAGCCGTTTGATTTCAGACATTTTCCTTTCCTCTTTTCTTTTCAGTTAAGCTTTTAACTTTCTTCTGACAACTCCATAGTACCAGCACCATTTTCCAGTGTGCAATATATGTCCGTATCCACCGTGGCCTCACTTTGCAATGAGACAGGGGTTATCAAGGAACGAACGCTGATGGATGGAACCAGCTCATCTCTTCCTGAGGGCTGGTGCTGGATTTCGGTATTGATCACCCGAGGCAGATCGATTATCAGACTTCCGTATTCGCCCCCATCCCAATTCAGCTGTATGCCGTATTCGCTGCTGCCGGAATCTGTCGGCCCGGTCGCATCCACTTCACCCCAGAATTTCTCCAGCATAGACAGTTCCTCATAGAAGTGAGTGATGGACAAGGTGACGTCCCGAGCCCCAGCTACGCCCCTGCGGGGATAACGGCTGCCAATACTCCTACCAACATCAGCGGAAACGTTATTGTTAATATCCAGCGTGAGGGATTTAACCCGTGAACTGATATCCACTGCCGGGTCACCTATGATCGAAGCAGTCAATTCATGGAAAGCAAGCGGATATTCCTCAGGCAGAAGTGCAGCAACCGCCACTGACGTTTTAATGGCGGCCTTGCTGTCTTTAGCGGCAATGATTTCAGCGGTCAGCTGGCAGTACTCACCTTCAGTGGCCAGGGACAAACTATTAATCACGCACCCACCAAAGACATGCTCAAACAGGTCCTTGCCCACGCGGGCGCAGAAGCTTTGCATGATCGCATTTTCTGCGGCGTAGATTTCATGCGTGTTATGCTCCTCCAAAGCTCCGGCAGTGAAAACATAACCCCCCAACGCCCACTTCAGAAACCATCCGATCGTACGAATGTCCCAGGCGTAGACGACATTACCAGCAGGTGCGTAAAAGCCGGGCCGGTGCGTGCGAATTCCCCGGCTAAGGCCCCCTGCATAAAGCATCTGCGTGTCCGCGGGGACATCCAGAGAAGAACTAGCGATATCCACCATCAGCGCCGCTTCAGGATGAGTCTCCTGATTATAGGCATCCTCTTCCGCGAACCCCAAATATCGAATCCTTTTCATGGCTCCCAACTCCTTCCTTTTTTAGATTTCCAGAATAGTAAAAACCACGTTCACAATAGCCAGACTATAAAACACCTGTCCTTCACGCAACCATGGAGCAGAAGCTTCAAAACGGTCACTGTAAAGATCCTGGACGAAGTTCAATTTATTCAACCGCCTATCCTCTAGGATTACGCTTCTAGCCTTCGCTGCCAGAGCGGTGGCATTCTTGTAGCCATCTTCTGGCTCATCATCTTTTACCACCGCCACGATCACCAGAGGCAGAACCCAAGTTTCGTGCATCGCCCTCCTCTCGTGGGCGTTTCTGGCAGCGTCACAATATACGAAAAGGGCGGGGGTAGAAGGCTGGGGCCGGGCACGATCCCCGCGGATGATTTCTTCCACCCCTTCCAGAATCTTGTCTGGAGCGTTCTGCGCTTCAAGTTTCTTCACAGATTCATCCAGAATCTGATTGAGCGCCTCATCCAGTTTTATTCTCTCCATCCCCGTTCCTTCTTTCTTTCGTTAATTGAAGGACTCCTGAATCGCCCGGCGAATGAATTCATCTATGCGTGGTGAAACAGCATCCATCGCTTGATCTGCATACGGGCGGCCTTTCATCCCAGCCACGGAGCGAAACACCACGTGGCTTTTAACCTTCTTCCAGTAAAATGATAATGCCTTAGCATGGCGCGGAACGATTCGGTGCTTCTCCGGGCCATATATTCCAGTGCCTTCATGGACGAAAAGAGCATAATGGACATTGGTGAAAATCCTATATGTTAGCGGATCCATTTCTTCCAGATGAAAAGAGCCAGCCAACCGCCCATGATCCACCGGGGCTTTCTTTCTAATTTCACCCCAAACGGCTTCAGCTGTATATTTCAAGGCCAGGGAGACTGTGTTTCGGGCCTTTGAAAGGAGTTCCTTCAGCTGTTCAGGATCCCACTCAAATTCAATCGGGCCATCCGCCATTTATTTCACCGCCATCCTGGCAAGTCTGAACCGGGGCTTTGCCGGATAAGTTTTCAGATCCTTTTTAATGGCGGGGGTGAATACTCGATCCTCTACCATTCGAATGGTAAAATCATCCACCCGAACAATAGGGGTGCTGCGGCTGATTACGGCATGAGCAAAGAGGTTTTTCATGATACGAAGTGCGATATGGTGAATCCCCGGCGGTATCTTTTCACGCTGCCCGGATTCAACTTCTGCATGGTAATCCCGGTTCCGGTCATGGTCAATCAGATCCTTTATCTCGACAAGGCGGGCTTCGATGAATGCCTCTAGCTTTTCTTCGGCGGTCATGGCATCGTCATTCTTGAAACCGATGTCCGGTGGCTTGATTCCTGTGTAGTCCTTGACATCCTTAACAGAGCTGTAGAATCTTTCGCTCATGCTTCCATCTCCTTCTGGCGGTGCCTTCTCCATCGGGTGCGCTTCTGCTGGTGCAATGTTTTCTTGTGAAAGGCCAGGCTTCTTTCGTTCACGGCCACAAAATCACATCCAGGAGAATCACACTTGAACCCGGGTTCGAAAACCTGCAAAGATTGGCAGGCGCTGATTTCGGCGTATCCCGATTTAGTCACCCCCACGTGTCTTTCTTTTTTCGCTGGGAATAAATAACCAGCCCTTTCCACGCTATAATTCGAGACGTTCACCACAATTACCGGCCGAATCCTTCTTTTCGTAGGGCCCATGAACAGATCCCCCCATCCCCATCTTATCTATTAACTGAAGGTCTGAGCATGCTTTAATCTCAGACAATGCCACCCTTCTCGCGTTAACTACCACCGTGATGCCTGGATAGAATACATAACCACCGCGTTCACGGGTTCGATCACCTATATTTTTCACCAACAACTGCTTCCGATACGCCGTCATGCCTTCCGGAATAGTCCGGTTAATAGACCCTTGCAGGTATTTCATCCCCAACAGGCGTAGGCACTCGGCCAGCTTTTCTATCTGGGGCGTAGGGTCTAATTCGAAGGCTCGATCTCTGGCCAGCTTTGAATGATGCGCATACACTTCCGGATCATCCAATTTCCGAATGGCCTCTTCCCACCCGTCCAAATCATCCCTATCAACGAATATTCCAGCATCCCCTAGTGATTCCTTCAGGCCCGGCGCAGGTGAAGCTATGACAGGAATTCCACTGGACATGGCCTCAACCGCCGCCATGCCCCAACTTTCCGTCCATATGAATTCATCTGTGTCCCCCGCGTATTGAGAGGGAGCCAATAATATCCTTGTTTTCGCATAGACATCCTCTTTAATTTTCGGCGTGGATGGAATAACGGTCACGTTTTTCAACTTTTCTCTCGAGCGGACCTGGGGCCCCCATCCTTCCACGCCCAAAAACTTCTTATCAGATAGTCTTTTCGCCATCGCATAAAAGACATCCCCGCCTTTGGGCCGATTGAGATTTACCTGGGAGATATATTCACGAGTGGTTTTAGTCTTGAACCGATCTGGAAATACCGGCGGATATACCACCAGGTGCTTTCCTTCCCATTGTGTTCTATCTTTAACCCATTGCGCATTAAAAAGCAATAAGTCAACATTTTCCTCATTAAGGTCTTCATTATACACGTTCGACGATCGGCCCACTCTGTAGTCGTTATGCATGTAATAGACGATGGGCTTATTCCCTGACCAGTCTTTAACGACCCCTAGCTGCCGGGACTGGGTGATTATTACATCTGCCCACCCGTAGATATTCGCGAGGGCGGCGTGGCTGCGCGGGGCGCATATTTCCACATTGCTCAAATCTTTCCAGCTAGGAACTTCGCGGTTGACCTTGATTTTGGCTTTGATGTCGCTTCTTCCTGCTAGTTCATTTATCAGCACGCATAAAGCCCTGGCAGCGCCGCCGCGATAGCCTACCTGAGGGAGGTCTGCCAGAATGTGCATCGGCCTTTTCTCCAACAATACGTGGGGTGCGCTGCGATAATGTGGATTGAGTAAAACATGAGCGTCCGGCAATAATTCCGTCCCTAGACGAGATACGAAATATTTCTGATAAAATCCACTGGAAAAGACCTCACGCAAGGCACGGGTAATCGTTCCCGGATCATCATAGTGGCCATAGTGCAGTTCCATTTCAATCTTTAAATTTTCAGCCGTAGACAGTGTTTCCTTCATTCCTTCAATAACAGCAATTTCATAGCCTTCCACATCCATACGGATAAGATCCGGATCTATTCCTTCCTGCCTAATGAAATCATCTAGGGTCATGATATTAACCTCTATCTCAGTGCCGGTTCCGATCTGATTCATGCGCTGTTCAAAATTAAAGGATCGGGGAACGCTCCCCATGATCACGCCGCAATTGGACTGATGGGTGAGGTGCAATTTTTCCTTTCCGGTGTGGCTGCCGATTGCTAGAAGATAGGGCTTGACATTTGTTAGACCATTTAGTTCTATGTTTTTACAAAGCAGTTCATAATTCTCTGGCACGGGCTCAATCGCATACACCGTTCCTTGCGGCCCGACTAGCCGCGCTTCCAGCAAAACATAATAACCTATATTTGAACCGATATCAATAACAGTATCTCCTGAGTGGATTTCATGTTCAAGAACTTCCACCACAGCAGCTTCACGGATGCCTCTTTCTAACAAGTCCCGACTGATGCCGGGATCATCTTTCCGAAGAAGCATCTGACTGTCTAGTATTTCACGCACCACCAGATTTTCATCGGCCATCTTACTCATGCCTTCCTCTCTTTTCTTTGGTAGGAGGGCGGCAGACATCACCGCCCCCTTCTCTTCTGTAACCGCTCTTAGGAGCCGATGGTGTCCTGATCAATGTAGGCAACCACGGCTGCATTCTCATCCTCATAACCCGCATCGCCTTCCATAGTGAGTACGAAATCGGTCTGGCGGGCCTTCGCGATCCGATCCCGTTCGATGGTGACCTCATGAAAGATTCCCCAGACCATATTGTCGGGGTGTTGCAGCATGGCGAGCTTTCCTGAACCGCCTTCTTCGACCGCCACACTACGGCTTAACATGGGAACGTAACGAACCGGAATGCCCTTGTAGAACAACTCCGAAGCGGTGGTCGTGGCGGCATCCCCCAAAGCGGTCTGCCGCTTTTTCAGCAGCTCCCGGTAGTCGTTCCGGGTTTCCCAATCCACGTAGAGCCGCCATTCGGATTCGTCCAGCAGGTACTGCTTAGGCAAAGCTGCTAACAAGGCTTCAAACATGTTCTCCGGCCAAGTGTCTGCCTCTGGATTGAAGGATCCCCCCACACCGCCGTAGATCTTCTGCACGGCGAGTTTGGCCCAGCCATCAGTCAGCCGCAAAACGTTTATGACAGGATCCTCGCCCCAGACAAGGCTCTTATCAGCCAGGATAAACCACGCTTCCATATCCCGTCCAGCGGCCTCCCCGAACATCTCGATTAGAGAATTTTCAAAATTGCCCCGTTCGATGTTCCGGCGCAGGGCCTGATCCTTCATACCAGTGATGGCCTGAAGTTCTTCCGCAACCAGCTTGTTAGTGGCGAATATCGGCTTGACACGCTCCCCGTCAGGCAGGGTCCTGTATGCCCCATCGCCATCCTTTCCACTCCGCAGGATCCAGTCCGCAAAGCCCGTCCGATCAATGTTCACCTGTCGGCTGTTCATACGAATAAACCGAGCTTCCTGGAGAATAACGGTGCGGTGCTGCATGCTCTGAACGAAACGATCGAGTTGCTCAGGTACCAGAATCCCTTCACTCAGATCCCCAACAGTAATAGCCTTGAATGCGCTGTTCAGACGTTCCAAAAGTTCATCATTCGTCAGCATGATATCACTCCTTTCCTTTTATCTTATTTTGAATCAACATTCCGCAAGCGGCGGCCATGTAGATCCCTGGGAATCCGTTCGTACTTCGGGGATGCATCTTCATCATTCCCCTTGCCATCCTGACCCTTCAGCGCGGAACTGCCCACCCCCAACTTCTTGCCTAGCTCATCCAGCCGGGAGCTTATTTCCGTCTTGAAAGCCTCCAGTTCTTCATTAGCATCGGGATTTTCTTCCGGCGCTGTGCCTTCTAGCTTCGGATCGGGGGATGCTTCCGGAGCAGGCTTCGGTTCTGTAGGTTCCG